CTGATTACTTATATCGTCATATCCACACATAATATTTTTTTCATGAAGGCTTCCATTTGCAAAGTCAGACCAAGCTGGTATACTAGAGTTAGTAGATTCAAATATACCTAATTTATTTTTAGTTAATTCTACTATGCTAACTCCATTATAAATAAAACAACCTTTTTCATTTGCCCAAATAACTCCAAACTCAGTTTTAGTCATACTATAATGAAAAGAAACTCCAGAATTTTTAATACTCTCTTCTAAAAACCATCCAGAAGGAGTAGGACTAGATATGTTTAATATATGTGTAGTGTTATGCTTAAAAGCTAGTAATTTATCAGCAAAAGATTCTAAAGCAGTATACTCTCCATAGTCACCTCTAGAAACATCTATAAAATTATCTTCAGTAAAAGTATCAAACTTTCCTAGCTCACTAAACATTATTCTATCACCATGAGTTTTTTTAGTACCATTTTTTTTAATTCTAACATTGGCTATAAAATGCCTTCTATTTGCTATAACAGAAGCTTTATATAATTCTTTTTCTCTTCCTATTGAATTAAATCTAACTCTTTCAGAATATCCATTAAGAGTTTTGTAAGTATCAAAATTTGGATTAGTAGATTTTAATCCTTCCGAAGAACTAGTAGCTGAATAATATCCAGAGTTTTCAGTATGATTAGCATTAGTATCAACTCTTTTTACCCAAGGTGTATAACCACCGTCAAGAGTCATTCTTGCTCCAAGTCTTATATCTATATCTGCAAATAAAATTAAATCGTTGCTACTACCAGCTTCCCTTATATATATTCTACCGCCAGTTATTCTCCCATTGTAAAATCTATCAGCATAAATCGTACACTTTAAAGATTTGCTTTCGTTAGTAGTTGTTAAAGTTCCTGTATATTTTTTAGGTTTGCTTTCTTGGTTTTCATCATATATAAATGTTTGAAAAAACTCATACTCGTTTTCAGCCCAAGTACCTTTTTCTGTTCCTTCTGTAACTCCTATATTCCAACCTAATCCTCTCTTGTATATATCTCCACTATTATCAGCTATTTCTGCATCTGGAGTACCTCCGTAGCCACGATAAACTCTTACAGGTGTAGTAGGACTTCTTCCCTCTGCTGTTTTTCTAACCATAAAACATTCTGGTTTTTCAGAAGAACGAGATAAAATTGAATAAACTTGCCCCATTTCAAAATAATGATTAGCTGTTCTTTCAGAGCCACTAGTATCAAAAGTAATAGAGTCTTCAGTCACTGCAGTTACAAGCTCTGAAGTTAAGACATCTGAACCTGCTTTGTTTTCTACTATATCATTTAAAACATTATAGTGACTATCTGTATCTACTGCATTTTGATTTGAGCTAGCCATTGCTATTAAAGCTGGTCTTTCTAAGTAAGCAGGGTGCTCATACCATCCATTAAAAGCTAAAGAAACTGAATCATTTGCAGTTTCAAATTGATTCATTTGTATATAGCCATACCATTTAAGTATTGAATTATTTTCTATATTTATATCAGTCACTCTTAATACTTCATCAGAAAATGTAAATATAAACTGAGATGTAGAAACGTGTTCACTAGCTGGTGAAATCATAGCTGTGTTTATTTCTTCATTTACCCAGCCATCATCTGTTGAGCTAGAGTCGGTTACTTTATTAAAAGACCACACATCTACATTATTATTAGCCGCATCTCCAAAGGCACATAACCTATCTCCTGTAGCTCTTTTAGCTTTTATCCTAACTGATGTTGATGCTCCATCTGGCGATGATGAAAATGTTAAGGTGACTCCACTACCTACAGCACCTGAAGTAGCAGTATTTAAAGTTATTTGACTAGCATCTATACCTTCAGTTCCTGCACTAATAGATTGAACAGTTCTTCCTGTTCCTATATTAGTTCCAGTTACAGTTTGACCTACCCTAACATCAGGACTATCCACTATATCAAGAGTTGTGGATGTACCTAATTTTGCAGTATCTGTATCAACTGTAAAAGAAGTTTCATCTACAATAGGTTTTCCAATAACCATCATATAATGAGAACCGCCTTGTTGAATAAAACCAGATACAAGATAAACACCGTCGTTAAGTTTACTACCAGTAACAGTTATTACATCTCCTACTAAGAATCCTAAGTTGGAAGTCCAGTAATCTGCTGTTCCAGAAACGGTTATTTTGATAAATGATTTTGATGGAAGTACAGCTAAAGCCATATATTACTCCGTAGACCCTGCACCCGGAATATCAGCAGAGCTTGAAGTTGCTACTCCATCTACTGCTGTATTTTGAGGGTTACCAAAACTTATATTACCATTAGCACTTCCTACAGTAAATTCATTACCTGTATTATCTATGTCATCAAAAATACTATGGTCTGATTCAAAGTAACATAAGTTGTATCCTCCTCCAAGATTAAGCCTTCCTGTAGTTGTACCCGGAGCACTTGTACCTATTTCAAGTCTTGCGGTATGACCAGATATAAATTTTGCAAGGTTACTGCCGCCTACATCAGAAGGATTAGCAAGATGTCCAGTAAAAGTTCCTGCTGATTTTATTTTTCCTTGCGCATCAACTGCCATATTAGTTACGGCACTTGACTCTGGTTCAGCTAAATCTCTTGCATCTTTAACTGTATTTATACCAGCATCAAATTTATTTATAGTATATAATTGTTTAGGCATTAATCAAGTATCTCCACATGAACTAAGTCATCAAAGCCATTGTCTTTTACATCACCGTCAGAATCCCAGTCTCCACCCCAACGAACTTTAACATTAAGTTGTTTAGCTATTCCTCTAATCATACCACCCATATAGTGAAAACCATCTCTATTTTCCCAGTCTATAGGGTACGGTGCTAAGTCTACAGCTTTACCATCCATATGTTTAGAATACTTAACTTTAGTAGCTCCTTTCTTTAACAACTCTTGCTGTCTTTCTTTTGTTCGTAGACCCTCTATTATAGTAACATCCATAATTTTAATAAGTTCATTAAGGACATTAACTAGTTTAGAATCTACACCTTTTAATCTTTCTCTACTTTTTTTACCAAATCTATACATTATTTTTTTCCATGAGCTTTTCTAATAGCTTCTTTGCCTTTTTTAAAAATTGTTGCTTGTGCACTTTTACCTGCTACCTTAGACCTTTGTTCTCCTACTGTTAGTATTTGTATTTTTCTAGCAAAGGGTTTATTTATTTTTTTTACTTTAGAAACTGTTTTAATTGCATCAGTAGGAGTTGCAAACTTTATACTTACTGTATCTTTAGGATTTTCATCTGTATATAATCTACGACCACTACCTTTAGGTTTTTTACCTGTACCAACCCTAGGGTCTTTTTTCTTTTTTGCCACTATTTCTTTTTTCTTCTTGTTACTTTTTTCTTTTTACCACCACGCAATAAATCTTTATCTGCTTTTCTAGCACCACCTTTCCCTGTAGCAAAGCTCCTAACTCTCCCAGCAGCCCATTGATGAGCGCTAACTCCGGGGCGAGAACCACTGGAGTAATATGCTCCCAAACCTCTAGAGTAGACTTTTGAAAGAGTACCTTTAGATATTCCAGAACTCTTAGAGTACTTAGCTAAAACGGAAGCTTTACTTCCTCCGCTTTTTGGCTTTGCTTTTTTTCTTACTGGTTTTTTTCTTACCACTTTTACTCCTTTGTTTGGATATTTTATCCATCATTGCAGGTGTTAGTTTTCCTTTTTTATACAACCTACTAGTTCTTAGTATCTCATCTTGAGTTTTCTTTTTATTCTTAGAACCTCTTACATATTTTTTAGGAACACCTCTTTTTGTTTTAGAGACTTTTTTAAATTTACGTGCCATTATTTTTTAATCTTTTTTATCTTACCGTTTTTTGTTCTAGCAAATTTATGAGTTTTAGTTTCCCTTATTAAAGTTCCGCTATACTTCTTACCTCCAAACATCCAACTAACTTTTCTTCCCATTATTTCTTTTTAGCTTTTGAGTGTTTCATTTGCACTTTAAAATCAGCCATTAGACTAGCACCTTTATGTGATTTAAATTTACCACTATGCTTCATTAACTTATATGATGCACCAGATTTCATCCAATGATAACCCTTTGGAGCTTTAACTTTTTTATTCATTACCATTTTACCTTATTCGCCCAGTAAGCCGCAGACATTTTACCTTTTGCTATATTTCTTCTATGTCTAGCTTTGAACGATTTTCTTTTCATTTTTATTCTTCTAGATTCTCCAGCTTTTGGTTTACCTGCTGTACTAGCACCTTGCTGACCAAATCTAATTGTCTTTACTTTAGACCCTTCTTTAGCCACAACTATATGACTTTTTTTAGGATGATTAGGTGTTCTCTTAGGTTTGTTAAACCCAGAGACTCCAGCTCGTTTTAATCTAGGGTCTTTTTTAGAAGGCATTATACGCCTAATTTAGCTAGCAAAACTTTTTTAATAATTTTCCAAAGAGCTTCCAATATAGCCTTCTCTGTTTTTTCAGATATAATAGGAATATCAACCGCTTTATTAATCTCATCAATTAACTCATCTTTAGTTGCATCACCTAATAACTCATCTGCTATCATTTTCTTTAACATTATAT